AGTACAAACGTACTACACAGTGAAAATGTTAAGTTCTGTTAAGTTTTATGTAGTTTTGTGACATTGTAACATTTCGTAATATTTCGTAACATAAATTAATCTCTTTTAATATTGTAACATTTCGTAACATAACTCAACAACCTGTAACATAACTCAACAACCTGTAACATAACTTAACAGGTCTTAACATAACTTAACACTTTATAATATTGTAACATAACTTAACATTGTAACATAACGTAACACTTTGTAACATTTCGTAATATTTCGTAATATAACTTAATTTTTTGTAACATAACTTAACATAATACTTTGTAACATAACTTAACATTACTTAACATGTCGTAACATAACGTAACACTTTGTAACATAACTTAACATTGCTTAATTATATTTGTAACATTTCGTAATATAGCCTACTCCCACGCGCAATTTTGTACAGCCAGCGTCAGACAGGAACCCCCCAATTTCTTAGGAAATCTATAAAACCAACCACCCCCTGAATAATCACGCAACCCCCCACATCATAGCCCACTTATAGACCTAGTAAGCCGCCCATGACCAAACCACTCTGCCAGCATTGCCAAGAACCATTCGAGCCTAACCCCAACCTTCCTCCCGGCCGCCAGAACAGCAAGCGTTATTGCAGCGTCCGCTGTCGCCGCCTAGCAGGCAAAGCCCGTGCTCGTGCCCGTAAAACCCGACTATGCAAAGTGTGCCATGAACCCATCACCACCCCACACACGCTATTTTGCCCTAGTCCAGCTTGTCGGCAACATGCCCTAGATAGCAGTCGGCAACGATGGAACGCTAAAAGGCGTAAATCTAAGTCCTAAATGTATTATTGTTGTATGGTTTTTAACCATTCAATGTCGTTCTCTTCTAGGTATAACATCAAGTTGTTCAATTTTTTGACAACTTTTTTGTAATGATTTTTGTGGTTCAGTACTTTTTGCTCATACTGATCATAACTTGTAGCACCTTGGTGCTCTAGTGACACTTCATGGCCCTCCAGGTCCAGCATAGAACGTAATAATTGTCGGACAGTAACCTCACAACGTTCTGTTGTTGCTTTATATAATGCTAGTACGGTGGCTATTTCAATATGGTTATCAGTCATTACAGCTATCATTACAGCTACTAACAATATGTAATCATTTTACCAGCTATTTCAATGGAAGACTATAACGATTAGCGCCATGGACTGATGCCCGTTTTAGACACGTCAGCTGGATTTGCAAATGGGGATGAAATTCGTTTGATGGATGCCCTAAAGGTACCTGTCTCAGAAGCAAATATTAGCGGTATTGTCACCTGTATGAATCAGATGACCGGCTTCTCCCCGGCTACGGTTACCCTAGTGTTGGAATATTTAACGCGTTATGACACAGCAACCACTGCCCAGCAGACGGCTGACGTGGCAAATACGGAATCTAAGACGCTGGTTAAAGCTGATGTGTTGGAATGGGAAGTTAAGAACGGTCTAGTTGGTTTGGATAATGAAATTGCTGACTGTGTGAACGGTTTAATGAATTGTTTTGCCTTCTGCCCATACGTTGTGTCTAATAATTCCATGGGTGGTCCCACGATGTTACTTCGGTCCTGATGTAATGCACTTGGAACGGCCTGTTATCGTTATCGTACCCTGTTTTGACAGGATCTATAACTTCCCGACTGCAGTGTCGAAGTACATTCTGGATGTTTATACCGAAGTCTATGGTCTAGACTTACGTAATCCTGAGGATATTATTTTCATCAGCGGCCACAAGATACCTGAGTCGGAGCTAGAAACACGGAGCAGAAGTATGCGTAGACATGAAAAAGATATTGAGTTTCATCCAAAAGCTGTTTACCCTTTAACTGCTAATACTGAACACGTAAAAAGGGCTATTGAACAACATAAAGCACTAGAAAAAGCTTACAAACAGTCTGTTATGAACTATATGTATGAGGGTCACATGTCCCAAGGTATTCATAGTCCTATTGCACCCACTGTAAACGATTCAGTCAGTAAAAACCATTGTTTAGCTTGTTCAAGAACCTTTAGATCAGAGGACGAGCGCCTAGTTTGGCTGTTTGATTGGTCGTATCACCGCTCAAGTGCCCCTGATATGGAAAAATAAATTGATACTAGTACTTTTCCACTAGGATATAACATGGCATCTGTTTTACTGCCCTATGCTAATGCTTATGTCCGCAGTGTAGAAAGTACTGCTGTCTCAGTCGTTAATGGCCGTATTCAACCTAGTGGCGAAGATATTTGTATCTTTAAGTGCTTTTTAAAAAGAGCCCAGTACAGCGGAACCTCATCTGGCAGCAAAAAGCAGCCGCTACCTAGCCAGTTAGGTGGTGAGATGATGCCTGGTGTCGGCGGCGATGCTTACTACTACAGGGGATATGCTTTACAATGCGCCTTAGTAGCACCAGCGTTTGACTGGTTAGTTGACGATTTACAGGGTTTAACCTGGACTGATTTAACAGAATCTTCCACAGCCCTTAGACCCGGAGCGCGTGTACAGTTTCTATTTGGTGATACACCGGAAATGACAGCTATCGTAGAGCGTTCTAGTGGCGTTTTTGGTGGCACAGGTATTGATTCTATTCTGTACTCAGAGTTGGGCGGTGTTGAATTGCAATTAAGTGGTGCTGAAGTCGTTGGACTTGTTTAATTGTGGCTAGAAAGAAGAGCATAAACGTACCCTCATTTGACGAGGTACCCAAAATCTTAGAAGAAGCATTAGACGAGATAGTTGTTGATGTAGCCAAGGCGGGTGAACCATTAACTGGTAAAAACATTGTCAGAGTTACGACAAAAACTGGGGCTTTAAAGCAGCTTACAGGCAATATACGTACTGACTTTATTAAGGAGATGACTAAGGGTGCATCCAACTTGCAAAATGAATTATATGGGGTTGTTCTTAGTAACATTGAGACGCCAATGTGGCCTTGGAGAAATCCCCAGAATAACCGTATAGCGGGCAGCCTGTTGAATGAAGATTCCAGCCCAAGAGATATTGTAGATACTGGTAGATTACAAAACTCAAATGTGGTACAGGTTAAATTTTTACAAAGTGGCTTTAAACTTGAAATACGAAATAAACAGCCTTATAGTGGCATTGTCCACTGGGGTGGATACATCAGACCTTATGGTAACTACGCAGCAGAGAAAGTATGGGTACAAGGACGCCCATGGATTTTGATTTCTATGGGAATTGTCCCCTCCGGCAACTATTCGATCCCGGCAAACTATTCTAAAGTTGATGTTGATGCCCGCATTAGAAGTATTTTTGCCACAGCACTGAGCAAAGCAGTTGCCAAAGCTTCATCAGGAACCAAATAAACATATTTAGGTACTATAAGTTACTTTTTGTACCTCAGAGGACCTAAACGATGTCTATCCCTCTGCCTTTTGTGATTCAACCTAAGCGTAAGCCAGAAAAAATCAAAATTGGCACTGAAGAAAGCGGTATTATCGAAATTTTACGTTACGGCTACCTGACTACGGGTGAAAAAGGTGCCTTCCAGCAGGTTGAGACGAATAAGGAAGGTTCCGCAAAGATGCGCGAGGTTGTAGATATCATCGTTAAGGAATCTGGACGCTCTCAGAAGGAAGTTTTAGCTGATTTTACACGTTTGGGTACCGATAAGTCACTCCCTGAGTACTTAGAAGCTTTTGCTGTTGAAATTACTGAGGTTTTAAAATCTTTTGACCGAGATTCTACGCACACGGCGCTAGTTAAGGCTCTTTGTTTAGTTATCAGCCGTATCGATGCTGAAGCAACTCTAGATGACTTACTAGAGTTTCACCCAGATCTGATTAACGCATTAGCTGAATTGTTTGACGCTGAAGAAGCTAGGTCCTTAGCAGCTTTACCCAGCGAGTACTCCGATAAGGTGCAACAGGAAGAAGAGACTAACAGCGTCAAAGCAGCGGCTACTAGGCAGATCAAAGGGGGAAAACCAAAGGCCCAAGCTCAGAGCTGATACCGTTTGACCGGTATTACTGGACACTAAAGCAAGCTTTTCCTGGTGATCCTGAGTTTGGGCTAGAAAATTTCATAGATTTACCCTATAATTACGTTATAGACGCTATTTTTAGTGTCCACTACCTGGAAAAACAAGCTTTACACAATGCTGAGCGTCCTATAGCGCAACTAGCCAGCCTTACGTACAACTTAAACCGGGGTAAAAAGCAAAAAGCTTTAACTTATCTTGATTTTGCGTTCTATAAATCTAGCCAAGATGGTTCATTACCAGATTGGATACATGGTGCCAGCCTGAAAAAAGCTATTGAGACCAAAATTTACCCAAGTTGGGGTCTATTTATCTATAAGGAACTTAGTCAAAGTGGCGGCCTAGCTGAACAAGCACCTGAAGAGTACATTGCCCTATGCGAGGATGTGATTGTCTTGTCGCCAAGTTTTGACGGTGCTTTCCTTACGGGTCTTACTATAATTAAAGAGACTGCTTCTAACAAAATTCGTAAAATATACACTAATAAGAGTGTCGTATACACCGTTAAAGTGCCTGAGACAACTATAAAACTGGTTGCCGATGAGAATATTGCGCTAGAAGTCCTGTCTGTGCGCTCTCATTAAGCCACTAAGCTGTCAAAAACAGTAGGGGGCACTTCACCTGTTTCCAAATAGCTTTTTATGTCTAATTCTGTCTGATAACAGTAAAAAGGTTGCATTCTGAACCACGCAACCCACTCAAATGAGCCTTTGTCGTGATTACAGCTATGACAAGCTGGTATGCAATTAGCCGTACTGTCCTTCCCCCCACGGCTACGGGGTCTAACGTGATCAATTGTCAACGATTTATCGTCAATAGGTGGTGTACCGCAGTATGCACACCGATTATTCCAAGCAGATTTAATGGCTGCTCGCCATTTCCGCCTAGCTTCTGAACTAGTCATAGCTTCTAAGTTAAACAACAAAAAATCTGGCGATTCTGGTAGTAATACGCCGCGACTAAATTTAGTTGTCACTTAGATTTGATTATAGGTGGTCATTCGGCAGGTGTTAGTTGATTTCAAATTACTGAATCCCTGCTTCATGACTGTCACTAGGTATCGTCTCTTTAGTTTTCCTAGTGGGAACCCTACAACGACGCCAAAAACCTAAATGAGATGGCACAATCTAGAGCAACTACGCCGACTGTAATTTATAATACATTGACGGCAGATGCTACGTTTATGTCATACATAGGTACCTATACTTTTTCAGATAATACTACAGCTCCTAGTATTATCATCACGACTCCTGGTGCTGAACTGCCCCAGGTGCGCTCTCAAAGCGGCCTAGAGGTGCTTATTCAGGACATGGCGAACATGGACACCAGAAAGTACCTAAACGGCGGCTCAGACGCGATTTGGACTTGGCCTTTATTCTTTGTTTTGTGGGCACCAGACACGGGAGACATTATTTATCAAGCACTTGAGCGTCTAATTAAGATTTTCCCTAATGCTCAAAGTATTGACACTGTTTCTACAGGCACAATTTTAGGTGCATCAGCTCAAACTCAAGTATTAATTACTAGTGATTGTCCGATTTTAACGCCTTAAGGAGTAAATTGATTTCTTGGCATTTGTAAGGATACCGAAATCTTGAAATAATCTTGTGGTATTCGGCAACATAAGAATAGCGGGTTACTAACTAGACCCCTTTGTCCTTTCGCACGGGCGTAGCCCGCTTATTTAATGGCAAATTTTAGCTCTGCATTCGGCTACGACACCTACATCATCCCTTTGGCGTCGTCCTCTGTTGACTTAGCGTTTACCAGCATTACTGCTGGTGTGGGTGCTGGTGCTACCAATTTCATTGACACGACGACTACCATCGCTGCCGATGAAAAGATTACCTATGCTGCTGGTGTTTTCAGCACGGGTGCTACTCCTGCGGCTCAGCCTACTGATGGCACTATGGATCCTGTGAAGGTTCTGGGTCTGACCAACTGTGCTCTGGAGACCGATACCGACTCCGAAGATGTGGTTACCTATGACGACACCAGCTTAGGCTTTAATCAGTCTGTGGCAACTGGTAAGTCTTGGTCTGTGGCCATCGCAGGTGTGGCTGACTTTAAGGACGCTGGTTATCAAATTCTGCGTCTGACTGAGCAGAACACCGTTGCTGACTCTCTGCGAGTTAAGTTTGCGCGTGTTGGTCCTACGGGTACTGTTGAGACTGTGTATGGCTACGGCACTCTGTCGGGCTATTCTGAGTCTATTGACGCTGGCTCGATTGTGTCTTGGGAAATGGAAATCGTTGGTTACGGTCCTTATCGCGTTGAGCTTGACGAGAACGCCGGTAACTAATTACCAACTTAGTCCATTTGACTTCAGTAATCAGCCCCGCAAGGGGCTTTTTTACTGCTTTTAGCCGGAACCCTATGAAACAGAAAGGTATCATTTGAATAAATGGCCCAAGATCAAGTAAAAATCTCTCTTGGTGTCGAATTTGGTGACGCCTTAAGTAAACTTGAAGAATTCAGTAGAAAATTAGATGACCTTGTATCCAAGGACCAATCTTTAAATCTTGCAGTAAAATACAACGTTGTAACCGATAAGAAAATTAAGTTAGCAGATGATGCAGAAGCTATTTCTGCTAATTTTGCTAAAGCAGCTAAAAGAGCAGATAAAATAGTCCCACCCCTTTTGGCAGCTCAGGCCCGTTTAAAAGAGAAAAGAAATACAATTCGGGAAATAAATAACGGTCTTGCAGTATCAATTACTGCACAGCAACGACTGGGAAAAGATACTACTAAGCTTACTACACAATATAAGGCTAATCAACAGGCTATTAAGCAGGTAAATCAGTTACTTGAACTTACCAGACAAAAAATTACTGCGGCAAAAGGTGAAGCCGCAAGACTAAATAAAGCCTTAAAAAGTGGACCTACAAGTTTTGTAGATAAGATTGCAGGTAGTTTTACGGGTTTAATTGCTAAATTAACTGCTGGTGGTATCTTAGTTGAGGCTTTTAAACAAGCAGTCGGTGGCCTTGGAGACTTAGTAGCTCAAGGTGCTGCTTTCCAGCAATTAACGATTGGTATAGAAGCTTTTGCTGGTAGTACTACAAATGCTGCGTTTTTGTATGAACAGTTTAAAGATATTGCCCTTAAATCACCTTTTGGTTTACCCCAAGTAGCCCAGGCAGGTAAAACCTTACTGGCTTTTGGCTTAACTGCTAATGAAGCAGCATCCCAGCTAAAACTGTTAGCTAGGGGTGCAGGTGCTACTGGTTCTGATTTAAACAACTTAGCAAGGAACTTAGGTCAGATTAACGCACAAGGGCGAGCCTTTAAACGAGACCTTGACCAGTTTAACACTGCTGGTATTGGTATTACCAAAGGCTTGGCAGTTGTTCTAGACAGGACTGTTGAGCAAATCCAAGAATTGTCATCTGAAGGTAAGATTGGATTTAATGAAGTTGCAGCGGCACTAGACTTTTTAGCGGGTTCCAGTTCTGCCTTTGCTGATATTGCTAACCAGCAATTAAATACTGTGCAGGGACAATTTGGTAATTTACAGACCGCTGTTTTTGAGTTATCTGGTGCTTTACTAGATGAGTTTGGTCCTGGTTTGACTGAGGTAATAAAAAATACGGCTAATGGTATTAAAGGATTAAGTAAATCCATTAAGGGCCTAGGCGATGTTATTTCAGCCGTAGCACTCGTTGGTTTTGGTGCTGGTCTTTTAAATGTAGCCA